TGCTAACAGAGACGACCTTTATGAACTCAACATCAATCCAATCGCAAGCTTCCCAGCAGAAGGTGTTGTGGTATATGGACAAAAGACCTTGCAGGCTACACAGTCTGCCTTGGACCGAATCAACGTCCGACGCCTAATGATTTATGTCAAGCGTGGTATCTCTCAGATTGCCTCGACAACACTCTTCCAGCCCAATGTTCAAGCTACTTGGAATGACTTTAAGGGACGAGCAGATAAGTTCCTGGCATCAGTGAAGATTGGTTTTGGTGTGGATGATTTCCGAGTTGTTTTGGACGAAACTACTACGACTGCGGATCTTATTGACCGAAATATTATGTATGCAAAAATTCTAATTAAGCCGACAAGGGCTATTGAGTTTATTGCGATTGACTTTATGATTATGCGCTCTGGCGCGTCTTTCGAGGATTAAAGGGAAAAATCATTTGCCTACACTAATTACAGTATTACAGGAGATCACGCACAATGCCAAATAATTTCTGGACAGCCGCACCGGCACAAGACCCCAAGCGAGGTTTTAGGTTTCGCGTGCAAGTGACAGGTATGCAAGGAAGTGACTACCTTTGGTATGCCAAGAAGGCAGACAAACCACAGGTTAGCTTTACAGAAGCTTCGCATCAATATCTAAATCATACTTACTATTGGCCCGCTCGTACAGAGTGGAATGAAATTTCTATTACTTTTGTCGACCCCGTCGACCCTGATTTGGCAGGATCAATGGGAGATCTCCTAGAAGCAGCAGGATATAAGATTCCGGCAGGTACGAATAATGTCGAAGATTTTGCCTCGATGTCAAAGGCTGGTTCCACAGATGCGCTTGGGAGTGTAATCGTTGAACAGATTGATGAAGAGGGTAATCCTTTAGAAACTTGGACTCTTAATAACGCTTGGGTGAAGGAAGTTACATTTGGAGAATTAGATTATAGCTCAGATGATTTGGTTGAAATGACCATGAAGTTCCGCTATGATTGGGCTTCATTTGAGCCCTCTGCAGGCGCAAGGCGCCCCGGTGGCCCTGGTAAGAGCAAGCTATTTGCTGGACCCGGCTAAAGGGGTACCCTAAATGGGGTTCTGGACAGACACAAAAGAGATTATTGATCCTAAGATGAAATTCCGTTTTAGGGTTTCGATAGGCAGCTCCGAATCTATGCATAGTGGCGACGATTCAAACTTTGTGTGGTGGTATGCCAAGAGAGTTGATAAACCAAAACTTAAGTTTACGACAGCAAACGAAGGCGAGCTAACAATAAACTCACTTATTGCAGATACAAAAGTTTTAACCTATCCTAGGTTGACACCTATTACAATGACTTTGGTAGACCCAGTTAAACCAAATGCTACCAGCAAATTACTATCTTTTTTGAAGGCTGCTGGATATAATACTGGCAACTTCAATTATGGAGATTTTCGAAAAGCTATAGGCAGCGTATGGATTGAGCAGCTTGGACCAGATGGAGAGACACTAGAGCAATGGTGGCTTATTGAGCCAGTTATAATAGACATTGACTTTGGGGGCCTTGATTATTCTAGCGATGATTTGCTAGAGATTAGCCTAACAATAGCTTATCAGTCGTTTTCTGTTGATGGCCCTGATGGGAAGCCCGAGATTGTTAAACCAGACGATATTATGGAGGCAGCTGCCTATTCTCAAGTGTTCAATTGCTAATAAATATTTTTTAAGAGGTGTAAATGAGAGACAATAGTAAGAGGTTTTCGGCAGGGGCCGAGCCTGTTCACGCGCCCGCTTCAGAGAAAGCGGCATTTTCGTTGGACTTTTCAGTTCCAACAGAACTGGTAGATTTGCCATCTAAAGGGATTTACTATCCAGAGGGCAGTTATCTTCATAATAAGGAAGATGTTGAAATCAAGTTCATGACAGCCAAGGATGAAGATATTCTAACTTCTCCAACGCTCTTGAAAAAGGGCTTAGCTATTGATCGTTTTTTGCGAAATGTTATTATCGACAAGAAGGTCAATATAAAATCCCTACTAACAGGGGATAGAAACGCCATTCTTATTGCTTCTCGGATCAATGGGTTTGGAGCAGAATATACAACAAAGGTTTCTTGTCCTGCTTGTGCGACCATTAGCGAAAATGCTTTTGATCTATCTGAAGTTGTGGCTTACCATGGAGATGATTTCGGGGATTATGATATTACTCCAACAGATTATGGAACTTTTATTATCAAGCTTCCAAGAACAAAGTTTGAGGTGGAAGTTCGTCTGCTTACATCAAAAGACGAGGACGAATTGGCTGCTAAAATGCAGTCGACCACAAAAAAAGGTTCTTATGAAACTAACTTGACAGATCAATTAAGAAAAATCATGGTATCAGTCAATGGAATAGAAGAACTGAAAACAATAAATCAGGTCATTGATGTAATGCCTGCTTTTGACTCTCGCTATCTGCGCGCAGCATATCTCAAGACCGTCCCAGGACTGGATATGACTCAGGGCTTTACTTGCTCATCGTGTGGATTCGAGAAGGAGGTGGACATACCGATGACGGTTGACTTTTTTTGGTCTAAACAATAAATACGCTCAATCTGTCTACGAAGAACTTTTTCTCTTAAAGTATCACGGCAATTGGTCGTTTACGGAAGCTTATAACCTACCTATAACGATTCGTCGGTGGTTCCTTCAGCGTCTTGCTGATCAGCTTAAAAAAGAAAATGAAGCCTATGAAGAAGCTAAGAAAGGATCTAAACCCGGAAGGCGCTGATGTCTTCCGGTCTTTTTGTTTAGAGAAACTATTTATGTAATAGGGAGAACAACATTAATGGGCAATCTTGATAGAGAAATCGACCTAATGCTGGAAAGGTCGCAAAGACAATATGAATGTTTGGATCAGCAGATTGATTTAATGTTGGAAGGGTCGTTGTTGTTGGAGACGATTGAGGGCGACTCCGACTCCGACTCCGACTCGGACTCCGACTCCGACGCCGACTCCGACTCGGACGCCGACTCCGACGTTGGCCCAGATGACCCTACTGAAGAGGTACCAAGACCACCACCGGAACTAACTCCCGAGCAGGAAAAAGCCAAAAGAGAAGCAGAAGAACACGCGGAAAACTTGGAGAAGCTTCAAGAGTATCTTACAAAAAAAGCAGCTGGTGTAGCCGAGAGAGCAATATATAAGATAATGGGAGGGCTTTTGGCTAGCCCTACATACAATATGATTGCTACAATCGTAACTCCACTACCAAACAAAGCCCAGCTTCAAAGTATTGTGTGGTGGACACAACAATGGTTGGAATTGCCCTCTTCTCTACGCCTAGTTATGACTAGGGCTCCTGTTATTGGAAATATTGCTCTGGCGCTGAACGCAGGCGCCAAGAAAGTGAACAACTTTGCTAGAAATATGCTCAGAGCAGCCGGCGTATCCGACGCGCCTGCGCCCGGTATCTTGGGGCCGCTTTGGAAACTCCTGGGGGGAGACCCAGATGTTCTTGCTGTACGTTTGGGATCTCCTGGCCGTGAACTGACTCCTCGCGAGGCAGAGCGGGTTCTCGAATATATGGAGAAGGCATCAGAGCTTTTAGCTATAAAGGTTATGTCAGGCAAAGGCCCAACTATGAAAAAGATTGATGGTGCCGCTCAGATTTTGAAAAAGTATTTTATTTCAAAAAGAGTCGCCAGAGGGGGAAGTGTGACGGAAGAATTGCTTTTACAGGAGGAACCCTCCGACCCGAGTTCATCGACCAGAAGTTCCGTCCCTGTGCCCGATACCCCTTCGAAAGGAGAACTCGACAAACTTTCGAAAGCGCTTACAAAGGAGGTGACCATCCCCCCGGAACAAGCCAAAAAGAGCCTTGAGAGCATTGAGGAAACTATGAAAAAGCAAGGATTGATCGAGCCTCATACTAAATTACTTAGAGATTCAAAGTATAAGCAAAGATTCCAAGGAATACAGTATCTGATCCTAAGAGCTGCTGAAAGAACAATAAGTCAGTCCCATAAGACTGCTATGTCAGAGAATATAACGGAAATTAAGATAAATCTATATGAAGTAAAAGAAAACAGGCTAGATGAAAGTTTTCTATATATGTTTGGCTCTTGGGTTAAATTTATTTTGAATGCCATGTTTGGTGATTTT